TGCGCATCGCCGTGCTGGAAGACGCCGTGGACGTGCTGACCAAGCGCGCCGGGCGCGCGCCGGGCGAGCGCGAGTCGGCCTGGCGGCGGCACTACGTCGAGGCACGGGCCTGGGTCGCCGCCGACGATCGCGGCCAGCCGTTCTCGTTCGTGCTGATCTGCGAGGCGCTGGCACTCGACGCTGACGCCATCCGCTCGCGGCTGCTCGCCCGCTGCCCGGCGATTCCGCTGGTGCCGCCCGACGCGCCGCTGCACGCGGTGCCGGCAACGCGCCCGCCCGAGCGCACCGACGCAACCGCGCTGCGCGACCGGGCGTGGCAGTGGGCGCAGGCGCAGGCCGGGACGTGGACGGCCTACGACATGGCGCTGGCCGTGCGCTGCTCGCTCGACCGGGCGCGCGGGTTCGCGTGCCGGTGGGCGCTGGCGGGGCGCGTCGCGGTGGTCCGGCGCGGCGTGCGGGGGCGGACGGCGGTGAACGTGTATCGCACCGTGCAGGTGGAGGTGGCCAATGGCTGAGAGAATGCCCGTGGATAGGAGCGCGCAGGCTGCGTCGGGCGGCGCCGACCAGGGTGCAGGGAGTTGCGGGGGTGTCGATGCGTCAGAGCGGCTCGCAGGCTGTCAGCCCTCAGCGCACGCCGGGAGCACGCCGCCGTGGCGTGGAAAGCTGGCCATTGAGCATCTGCCGTATGCCGAACTGGCCGGCGGCGCAATCGTCGGTTGGTGGCGCGTCGTCGATGAGTTCGGAACGTTGGTAGCGATCTGCCGCGACCTGGAGGCAGCGAACGGGCTGGTGGATCGCCTGAACGCGCCCGCGTCCCCGGCGTGTGGGTGTCGGGCTCTCGTCGAGGCGGAGGCGGTGTACGTCGCCAACATGGACACGATGAGCGCGACAGGCTGGGCCTCGCTGCGGTCGGTGGTGGCCAACTTGCGCGACCTCGCCGCCAAGCTCCCCGCCCCACCCGCCGAGGGGCGGGCGACGGCGGAGGGCGTGAGCCGCGAGGTGTTCGATGCGGTGCGCGGCAGCGAGTTGACGGCGTTGGAGGTGAGCCGGCAGCAAGCCGAGCAGTTGCGCGCGCAGGACGCCGAGCTGGCGCGACTGCGTGAGGAGAATGAGCGCTGGCGATACCACATCAAGCGGGTGTGCGTCGAGTACATCGACGATGAGGAGTTCGTCGATGCCTGCAAGCGGTGTGAGCACCGGGGCCGGCTGCTCATTGTGGCCGACGAGGGGGGCGTGGCCTGAGATGGCGTACCGCTCCGCCGACGCGATGCTCGAACGGTATCTGGTGCTGTGGTCCGAGCTCGGCGCCGCCCGCGCACTGACGCTGCCGGATCCGCGCATGCCGCGCTTCAAGTTCGTGGCGGTCGACCCGCGCAACTCGAAGCAGGACCGCCAGCTCGTCGAGGTCGGCGACATCGGCCGCTGCATACGTCTGGCGCGCCTCACCGTGGTCGAGCGGCGGCTGTTCTTCGAGATCTACCGGCCGCGCGGCCGCGTGTGCCGCCGGTGCCGGCACGAGACGCCGACGGCGTACCCGCGGTGCCCGAAGTGCAGAGCGACGCGCGCTGACGGCTGGACGCACGAGGCCCTGCCGACGCTGCCAGTGCTGGCGCAGGCGATGGAGAAGGCGACGCGCGAGCGCTGGAGCACGGAGCGAGTGCGGCGCGCACGGGACAGGGCGTACGACCGCCTGGAGGCGGTGATGCGGCGGCGGGGCCTGCTCGATGACGATGGTGCCGCGGAGGCGGCAAGGTGAGGAGCCATGGCGACAAAGCCGACAACGAAAAAAGCCGGCGCAAAGAAGGGCGCCAAAAAGCGGCGCGACTGGAAGCCGCTGTTCCTCGAGTGGTTCGCCAAGACGGGCAACGTCAGCCTGTCGGCCCAAAAGGCGAAGGTGAATCGCCAGCACGTGTATACCGCACGCGAGAGCGACGAGGCGTTCGCCACCGCCTGGGACGAAGCGGAAGAGGTGGCCGTCGATGCGCTCGAGGAGGAGGCGCGCCGCCGTGCGCACGATGGGTGGGACGAGCCCGTATTCTACAAGGGCGAGCAGGCCGGCACGATTCGCAAGTACGACAGCACGCTGTTGATCTTCCTCCTGAAGGCGCGCCGGCCGCAGACGTATCGCGAGAACACTCGCGTCGAAAACTTCAACTTTGATCCGTCCGAGCTGACCGATGAGCAGCTGGAGCGCATCGCCGGAGGGGAGCACCCGCTCGTCGTCCTCGCGGCAACGCGCGAGCGCCCTGCTTGAGCTGCGGCGCCGGCGCGCGGGTAACCGGTTCGCGAAGTATGCGGACCGGCCCGCCGACTACGCAACGGACGTCCTCGGCGTCGCCTGGTGGGGGAAGCAGATTGAGATCGCCGAATCGGTGCGGCGCAACCGACGCACGGTCGTGTATGCGGGGCATGGCGTCGGGAAGTCGCATCTCGCCGGCGGCCTGGTGCAATGGCACTTCGACTGCTTCGATCCATCGATTACGCTCACGACGGCGCCCAGCTGGTCCTCCATCCATGACCTGCTGTGGGGGGAGGTGCGCGCGCAGCGCCCGCCGCATCTCTCGGGGCGCCTGCTCGACATGTACCTGGACGGAGGCCCGATGCACTACGCCAAGGGGCACAACGCCGAGTCCGGATCGGGATTCCAGGGCCGCCATGAGGCGCGCGTCCTGATCATGCTGGATGAGGCGCAGGGCGTGCCGCCGTACATCTGGGAGGCGAGCGAGGCGATGATGAGCGCGCCGGATTGCCGCCTGGTGGCGTTCGGCAACCCGACCGAGACCAGCGGCGACTACTACGACATCCGCACCGATCCACGCTGGAACGTGATCCACATTTCCTGCCTCGATCACCCGAACATCGTCGCCGAGCTCCGCGGCGAAAAGGCGCCCTTTCCGAAGGCGGTGAGCTTGCTGTGGGTGCAGGAGATGCTGGAGAAGCACGCGACGCCGACCGATGTGCGCGACGGCGACGCGTTCGAGTTCCCGCGCGGCTCGGGGCGCTGGTACCTGCCCGACGACGTCTGCCGGTCGCGTGTCCTCGGCCTGCATCCGAAGCAGGCGTCGCAGGCGGTGTGGTCGGAGGAGTGGCTGTTGCAGGCGCGCGCGCGTTCCCTGCCGATCGTGCAGGGCGACCCGCTCGAGCTCGGCGTCGACGTGGCGCGATACGGCCTCGACAAGACGACGATCTACGGCCGCCGCGGCGGCGTGGTCGTCGGCCGCGAGCAGTACGAGAAGCAGGGCACGATGGAGACCGTCGGGCGTGTGCTGCGGTTCATCGACAGCTACATCGGGCCGGGTGAGGACCCGAAGCAGGTCTCGATCAAGGTGGACGACACCGGCCTCGGCGGCGGCCCCACCGATCGGCTCGAGGAGCTGGAGTACAGCGTCACCGGCATCAACTTCGGCGGCGCACCGCTCGACCGCGAGGAGTTCTACAACCGCGGGTCGGAGATGTGGTTCACCGTCGCGTACCGCGCGCGCGAGGGTCGCCTCGATCTCAGTCGTTTGGACGAGCAGGCGTACAAGCAGCTGAGCGCCGAGCTGCGCGCGCGCCGCTACAAGATCCACTCCGACAAGACGCTACGCGTCGAGAGCAAGGACGACCTGAAGAAGCGCATCGGGCGATCGCCGGACGACGCGGACGCCTTGGTGCTCGCGTTCGCGCCTGGCGAGGCGGGGCTGACGTTCGGCAGCGTCGGCGCCGCGGCATCGCCGGGCGCGGCACCGGCAATCACCAACCCGCAGCACCCGGGGTACCGGGGCGGGCGCGCGCTGCGGATCAGGAGGAGCTGATGGGCAATCAGTGTGGGCCGAAGCCGCCCCGCATCGAGGACGTGGTTGGCCGTTCTCGAGTCGAAGCGCGGCTCACCGAACTGCATCTGACCGACGATCTTGAAATGGCGCGGGCTTACGGAGCCGAGAAGTGCACGATCAAGCACTACGGCGACCCGGCGGGTAGCACTGTCTCCGTCTGCGTCCATATGAGCCGCGGGCGTGCTTGAGCCCGTGCGCACGCTCGTCGCGGTGGTCAGCTGCCACCGCCGAATCCTCCACCGCGTCGCGCAGCGCATGACGTGGGCGCCGCATCTGGGCGCCGACGCGGTGTTCTTCGTCGGCCGGCAAGCGAGCCAGCGCGGCGCATTCGAGGTGGAGGCCGGAGACGCGCAGCGCATCCTCGGCGATGACGACGGGGCATCCGCGGTGCGGTACGACGTCGTCGAGCTGAACGTCGACGACAGCTACGACGGGCTGTCGCAGAAGACGTGGGCGATCGCGCGCTGGGCGCTCGAGCACGGGTACGAGGCGGTGTTCAAGGTCAACGACGACGTCGTGATCTTCCCGGCGCGGTTCGGCCTGCCGCCGCGCGACGCCGACTATGCTGGCTGGGTGCAGGACGACGGCACGTGGATCCAGGGCCACGCGTACTGGCTCCGGCGGCGCGCGCTCGAGGCGATCGCCGCCGCGCCGATGCCGGCGGTGATCCCCGGCGCCGTCGAGGATCGCTGGGTCGGTTGGGCGATGGGGGCCGCCGGGATCCCCGCAGTGTCGGAGCCCCGGATCGGATGCGTGCGCCGGCCGCAGGGCCGTACGGCGTTCGATCTGGCTCGCATGCTGCGCGCAACTGAGCCGTTCTACGCGGCAGCGGAGTTCAATCCGGAGGAGATCGTGGCGCTGTACGACGCGGTCTACGGGGGAACGGTGTGGAGGAGGTGATGATGGGGGCAATTGTCGAGCGCCGTCGGCTGCGCATAGATCGGGCGGCCGGCGACCTGCTGCGCACGTGGGGGCAGATCGCGGCGGTGCTAAACGTCTGCGAGCGCACGGCGCGCCGCTGGGCGCGGTACGATGGGCTCCCGGTGTTCAAGCGCGGAGGGCGCACGGCGACCGTGGTGGCCAGCCGCCGCGCGGTGCTGGCATGGCAGGCCGATCGGTGTCGACCGGCGGCAGGGCACCGCGCCGGCTAACATTCTGCGGGCGTGTCCGTAGATGTCCGTAGATGTCCGTAGTGGGGCGCTGGAAATGCCATGGTCCCGGATGGCATAGGTTCGGCACACTTGCTGAAGTGTCAGCGCACGGCCAGCCGGCCCGCTCGCACTTCGGTGAACGCGATGGACATCCCTACGCAGACGCCTACCCATGTGGCCCCGAATCCAACGCTGGCTAGCGGACCGGACGCTGCGGCGGGCGGCCCGCGTAGTCGATCCGGAGCAGCTCCGGCGCGCGTTCGCGCAGGCTTCTGAGCAGGGACGCCTCGCCTACCAAGGCGCACTGAACCAACACGCCGTTGCCACTGGCGGCTCGTTCGTCCCGAAGTGGATGGACGCCGCGGCGCAGCTGCAGGCGGGAATCGACAGCCCAGACCGCCGGTCGATCGAATGGCCCACGTACGGGTCGCTCGGCCGCGGCCGCTACCCCGGTCTGACGAACCTCCCGAAGCCGACGCCGCCGCAGCTGCGCCGCTTCAGCGAGACGCCGCCGGCGCGGTTCTGCATCGACAAGATCAAGGGCGCGGTGACGCGCCTCGAGTTTCGGGTCAAGCCGACGAGCAAGCAGTTCCTCGACCGCAACGGGAACCGGCTCCGGCAGCTGCCGCTGGACATGCAGCAGCGCATCGACGCCGCCGAGCGCGCGTTCGCGTGTCCCGATCCGAAGACCGGGATGTTCTGGGACGTGTTCCTCGAGGAAGTCATCGAGGACATCCTCGTCGGCGGGTTTGGCTCGGTTGAGACGCACCCGTGGCTGAACAACCCGCTGCAGCCGTTCGTGCTCTACCCGATCCAGGGCGAGTCGATCTGCATCAACCTTGACTGGCTCGCCGATGACGCCGCCGAGGAGCATCGCCGGTACCGGTACGTGCAGACGCCGTACGCCGGCGGCAGCGCTGGCGCCGCCGTGCCGTACATCCTGTTCCGCGACCAGGAGCTGATGTACCTGCGCGAGGATCCGCGCACGAGCACGCCGTTCGGCCTCGGCCGGTGCGAGGTGGCGTACGAAATGATCAGCGCGTGGCTCGGGCACATGGACGCGCGCGAGCGGAAGGAATCGAACGAAATCCCCGAGTACCTGATCCATCTGGGCGAGGACGCGGGCTCGAAAGTCGACGGCTTCCGGTTCTACTGGCGGCACAACATCGAGGGGAACGGGGAAACGCCGATCATCGGCGGATCGAAGGAGCCGAAGGTGCTGATGCTGCGCGGCCACCAGGTGGGCGAGCAGCTGAACGCCTGGCCCGACATGGTGCTGCGCATCACCGCGAAGGCGTTCCACCTTTCGTCGCAGACCTTCAACGAGCAGAACACCAACCGCTCGACGGCCGAGGTGCTGACCGGCGAAGAGTTCGCCGACGCGGTGTTGCCGCTCGTCCGGCGGCTCGAGGGCCAATTCACGCAGCACATCCTCCGCCGGATGCTCGGCTGGCACGACCTGCGGTGCAGCTTCGTCATCACGCAGGGTGACCGTGAGAAAGAGGTGGCGGTCGCGCGCGAGCTCGCCGATGGCGACCTGGCCGACATGAACGAGGCGCGCGAGCACGCGGGCCTGGAGCCGTGGCCGGAGAACGACCCGCGAGGCCGCATGACGCTGACCGAGTATCGCGCCTGGGCGAACGCCCGCCATCAGCCGGAGGACCCCTTCGGCATGGCGCCATCGAAGCGCCTGGGCATGGAGGACGAACCGCCGCTGCCGGATGCGCCCGCGGCGGTGCCCGGATTCGAGCCGGGGAGCGCCGCAGCGGTGTCCGCCGGCGACCGGGCGCTGGCTGCCTTCGCCGAGCAGGTGCGCGCCGAGCTCGCCGGCCGCCCGCGTGATGGTCGCTACGTCTCGATGATCCTACGCGACGCGGATCTCGCAGGGCGGGTCCGCAAAGACCTGGCCGCGTTGCACTGACGGGCGCCATGATCGGCGACCCGCTCTACGCGGCGCTGGACCGAACGGCCGTGCCGGTCGGTGCCACCGCCGAGCAATGGGACCGGTACCTGCGAATCCTCGCAGCGGCAAAGCCGACGCTCTGCGTCGACTTCGATGGCACGATGACGCTCGCCGGGCCGTACGAGCCGGGCGTGCCGTCGATCGGCGTACAGCCGGGCACGCGGCGCGCGCTCGCCGAGTGGGTCGCCGAGGGCTATCGCATCGTCGTCCTGACGGCGCGGAACACGGCCGACGTCTGGCCCTGGCTCGCCGGCCACGGGCTGACGCAGTTCGTCGACGAGGTCACCAACACCAAGCCGCCCGCGGTTGCGTACATCGACGACCGCGCGGTGTCGTTCGGTGGGGACTGGGATGCGGTGCGGGCGAAGGTGCGGACGCTGGCTGATCGGCCGGCGGCCCCACCGAGCGACGACGTTTCACGTGAAACCGATCTGAGCGGCCACGGGCGCGTTGCCTGCTCGTGCGGCGCGACGATCCGGAACTGCCGCTGCCCGAGCGAGGCGCATCCCGGGCTCGTCGAGACGATCGAGCGCGGGTGCGCCGCGTGCCTTGCTGCTGCCGCCGAGCCGACGCCTCACGCCGTTGCCCACGTCCGCGTGCACGGCCTGGACGTCGCGATCGAGAACGAGCCCGGATCGATCCGCCGCTCGAAGCACACGAAGCCGGACGGCTCTCCCGAGTGGGAGACGCGCATGGCGTACCGGTACGGCGAGATCGGCCACACCGAAGGCGCCGACGGCGACGCCATCGACGTGTTCCTGACCCCCGACCCCGAGGGCAGCGACCGCGTCTTCGTCATCAACCAGATCGACCCGGCGACCCGCCGGTTCGATGAGCACAAGTGTGTTCTCGGCGCTCGATCACTCGACGAAGCGCGCGCGGTCTACCTCGCGAACTACGACGCGACGGGGCCACAGCGCATCGGCTCGATCCGCGAGATGCCGCTCGACGAGTTCAAGCGGTGGGCGTTCGGCGGGCCGCGGCGCATCGAGGCGGCGAGCTATTTCGAGACTTGCGAGCACGCCCCTGCAGGCGGCGATGGTCATCCCGGCGCGATCCCCGACAGTGACCGCGTCCCCGATCGCGAGTAACGCGTTTGCGACCCTGAAAGGTGTCCGACCAGGACGACGCCACGCGCCGGACCGATCCGGCCGACGACCCCGGCCCCGACGCGGAAGTTGCGCTCGGGCCCGGCTTCGACGACATCGGCGCCGGCGAGGACCTAGCGTTCTACGCCGAGGCGAGCTTCTACCCGGCCGCCGAGCTCGCGCACCCGAACTGCCAGCCCTTCAAGGCGGTCCTCCACCAGGTGGATCAGCCGAGCACGCGAGCGCCGCATGGCGCTCAGGGGCATCGCGTGATGGTGCCGCGGGCGGTCGCCGAGCGGCGCGTCAGCACGCTCATCAACATGGGCCTGAACGCGTCGGTCGCGCTCGACGGGCACCAGGTCACGAAGAAGATCGGCGTCATCACCGCCGCGGCCGTGGGCAAGGACCCGAAGCCGGAGCTGAACGTGCCGGGCTTCACGGTCGACCCGAACGCCGTAATGATCGCCGGCTGTCTCTACGCGAATGACTTCCCGCGCGAAGTGGCAGCGATCCGCGCCGCGGCAGCTCGCGGCACGATCGGCGCCTCGTACGAGACCGCGAAGACGCGCATCCGCGACCGCAACGCTCCGGTCTGGGAGCTCGCCGACCTCGTGTACACCGGTGCCGCCGCGCTCGAGCGCCGCGCCGCCGCCTACGAAGACACCCGACTCGCCGCGTCCGGCGAGCGCAAGGAGGACGACCCGATGACGACCCCGAATCCCGATCCGAACCCGGCTCCGGCCCCGGCTCCGAGCCCCGCGCCGGAAGGCGGGCTCGACGACAAGATCAAGGCCGCGATCGCCGCGGCCGTCACCGCCGCCGTCGCTCCGCTGCAGCAGTCGGTCGAGTCGATCCGCTCCGAGGTCGGCAGCCGCATGCAGGCCGTCGAGGGCGCGCTGGCGACGATGCGCACCAAGCCCGGCGAGAGCCCCGAAGAGCTGCAGATGCGCGAGCAGGCGCAGGCGCTCGAGGAGCAGGCGAAGCAGCTCGACCCCGCCGCGCTCACCAAGCGCGAGGAGGCCGCGGCGCTGCGCGGCGAGAACAAGGACGACCTCGCGCGCCAGGCGGAGCAGGCCGCCGCCGGAATCGAGACGCAGGCCGCCACGCTGCGCGCCCAGGCGACCACGCTGCGGGCGAAGGCCTTCGGCTACGGGCCCATCCTCCACGCGATGGGCGTCCTGGTCACCGACGGCCTCGCCACCCTCGAGAAGAAGCTCGCGACCGAGCTCGGCGGCAAGATCGAGTCGATCACCTCCAAGCTGGCGACCGATCCGGGCGGCCCTCACGGTGCCCCGAACAACGGCGGCCCTGCCCAGCCCGAGCGCATCTCGCTCAGCGCGGCGGGTATGAACCTCCTGAGCAAGTTCCCCGATGCCCCGACCAAGGGCATCACCGAGTCCGAGCTGAACCAGGCGATGCGCGCCCGGAACATCCCGACCGACCAGCAGATCGGACTGATCCAGGAGTTCGGCTCGCGCGGCTGGCTGCGCGGCGCCGTCTGAGCACGCCAACCCCCGGCTCCCACAACGCGACACCATCGCCAACATCCCAAGGAGGCTGAACGCCATGGAGCTCAACGAAGCGGCTTTCGTCGATCCCGATAAGGTCCCTTGCCCGAACGGCCAGCTGCCGATCGCGGCGATCCGCGAGACGGACGTGAAGCTGCGCGCCTCGGCGGACGCCATGGGGCCCGGCACCATCCACGTTCCGCGCTTCGAGGAGCAGATCCTCGACTACTCGCGCGGCCGCGGCGCCCTCGGCCAGCGCGTGCGACGGCTGCCGGCCACCGGCCAGCCGACCCGCTACTTCGAGCAGCTCGCCATCACCGACGGCGAGTTCGCCGACCCCCGCCAGATCGCACCGGCGCCGGCGAACCACCCCCGCGGGCACCGCGCCGCGGTCGTGAAGTGCATCGCGAGCGGCATCAACTTCGGCCAGTTCGACGCCGAAGTGACGCGCGATCAGAGCATCTACAACGAGCTGGTCGCCGACGACATCCAGCGCACGATCAAGGGCGTGTACCGCAAGTCGGACCGCGGCTACTGGCGCGGCAGCGACACCAACCTCGTGACGCCCACCACGCTCGAGTACATGGGCGGCATGAAGCAGATCAACCGCACGGCGCTGGTGCCGTCGAACTCGAGCGCGATCGACGCGATCATCACCGAGGTCGCCTCGCTGTGCTCGAACGACGACTTCGAGGCGAAGCCGTCGGCGATCTACGCGCACCCGCTCACCATCAACATCATCTGCCAGGAGGAGCGCCACAATCAGCGCCAGGTCGCGGTGCTCACGCCGAACATCCAGGTGACCGACAAGAACGGCCAGGCGATCGCGGGCCTGCAGGTGGCCGGCATCGTCACCGCCGTCGGCATCCTGCCGCTGATCCCCGACGTGTCGATGCCGCCGCCGGCGGCGTCGGAGAGCGAGAGCGGCCTCCTCGACTACAAGCTGGCGATCGTCACCGAGGATCTGATCGAGGTGCGCTACGTCGGCAGCCAGGTGCCCCGGATGTACGTTCTCGGCCTGCAGGCGAACCTCGCGACGCAGTACGTCTGCGTGCTGTACGACTGCATCATCTTCAAGGGCAAGGCCGATGCGGTGAACCAGCCGGAGACGAACCCGGTCAGCTACGCCCATTCGATTGTCACTGTAGTCAGATAGATCAGCTAGTTAGCTGATCGCTGGCTCCAGTGCCGACCGAGAAGGATCTGGGAAACCGTCGATTGCGCCAAGCCGGTACGATCGGCGATCGCTTGCTGCGACAGCCCGCGCTGTCGCAGCGCGAGGACCTCGTTAAAATCGAACCCGGCGAGGCGTTGTGCGTTGCCGTTTCTGGCGCCGCGAGCGCGCACGCGAATCCGAGAGATTGGCGCGAGCGCGAGCCCGCGCAGCGCGTAGTGCTCTCCGCGCCGGATGCGATGCAGCAAGGCGCGAACGTTCTCACGCCGTGCATAACTAATAGGAGAGTTACATGAAGCACGTCTACGCGTTGCTCGCGCTCGTCTCGTTTTTCGTTGTGCTGGCCGGCGTCAACGCCGCTGTGGCTCAGACCAACACGCCCACCCCTACCGCCACATCGACGCCCACGGTGACCTCGACGCCGGACGTCCGAGGTCGCGCCGATCGCGTGCGTGCCCTGAACGAAGGGAGCTTCCCCAGCGGGTTCCGCCTGGGCGACTTCCTTCAGGCCCTGTGGAGTGCCCGACAGAGCGGCGGCGGGCTCACTGCCAACAGTACCGGCGTGGATGTCGCCGCGATCACGGCCATGGTCAACGGCGTGTACGTGACGAAGACCGCCGCCACCGGTCAGGCTGTCACCGCGTGTGGGAACACCACCGGGTCGCAGTACCGCAAATGCACGCTGTGCATGAACCAGGCGGCGACGCTGCGCTTCGCGCCCGGCGCGGTGGCCGCATCGCAAGCCGCGGCGTTGAAGCCGTCGTGCTCCGACTCGGAAACCGAGATCGCCTACCTCGAACTTCCGACGTCGTTCACTGCTGGATCAACGAGCATTACGAGCAACATGCTGAAGCAGGCGGCGACGCGCGCCTCGGCGATCCGGTTCTGATCATGGCGCGCCATCAGCAGCAGAAGCCGAGGCAGGCCGAGGGCGAGGGCACCGACGCCGTCACTGAGGGCACCGACATCGGCGGCGCGGGTGAGGACTCAGCAGCGCCGAAGATCGACGCCGGCACCGGCGAGACGAACCAGGGCACCGAGGTTCCGCTCGGCGACACGGGCGAGGTCGCCGGCGACGATCTGGTCACCGCGCACCTGAAGCAGCCGCACGAGGGCCAGCGCTCGATCGCCAGCGGCGACCCCAACCGGCCGCACGTGTTCATCAACGGCAAGGCGAAGGTGACGCCGGCGGCGCACGCCGAGTTGCGGGCGGCTGGCTTGATCGAGGAGCGCACCGACGACGACCCGCCGGCCGACGTGGCGGTCACCGCCGCCCAAGCACCGGCCGCCGGCGTGGCCACCGAGGCGGCAGCCGCCGCGCCGCAGGGGCTGCAGACGACGTACGGTCGGCTGCCGGAGTACGCCGATGACAGCCCCGAGGCCATCGTCGACTTCTGGTACCGCGAGACCAACATCCACTGGCGCAACCTGCCGCTCGCCGAGCAGCAGGCGAAGGCGAAGCTGGTGGAGTACGTCCGCCGCTTCACCGAGCAGGCGGTCGCGCAGGCGACTGCGACGAAGAGCTGATCCGCCGGCGGCACCGGTCCCGGACCCTCACCATCATCGACCCCGAGGAGCGATCTCATGAACGCCCATCTCAAGAACCCCGAACACCGCCGCGGCTTCACCACCGTCTACCTGGCCGACGAGTCCGCCGGGAAGGACGGCAGCGGCAAGGCGAAGGGGCAGAAGCCGATCCACTTCTTCCGCGGCAAGGCGCAGGTCGAGCCGCAGGACCACCGGCATCTGAAGGACGTGGGTCTCGTCTGACGAGAGAGCCGCATGTCGCCCGTCGTCTCGAAGGGCGGCGAGCTTCGCACCACGTGGACCTTCTATCGGCCGGTTACGAGCGGCGCGCCATCTGAGCAGCTCGACCCCGACGAGTTCCCCGAGGGGCCGCGCTTCGCCGTCTACCACAACAACGTCGCTGTCGAAGGATTCACTGGGCTTGCCTATACGCGGCGGTACGCGCGGGGCACATTCGGCTTCAATCTCCCAATCCCCTTCAGTGACGGGATCCTCGATCCGGGGGACTATGAGCTGCGCGCCGATCTCGCCACGGTCGGCGGCAACCCGCTGGTTGGGCCGAGTGGCAGCGTCCCCGTCGCGCCGTTCACCATCGCGGCCGCAGCGACATCCTTTTCCGGGGATCGCTTCTACGTATCGCCGGCCGAGCTCGGCGGGCGCTACGGCGTCCCGAACGCCGCCGAGCACGAGGTCCGGTACGCGCAGCAGCTGATCGATGACTGGATGGGGCGATCGCTGTGGCCGACCGTGGTTGAGCGCGAGCGCCACGACATCGCGGGCGACCACAACGTCATCCAGCTCGACGTACGCCCCGTCATCCGGCTGTTCTCGCTGCAGCCGACCGATCCGCTCGACACCGCCGGCCTCGTCGGCCGCGCCGGGTACGGCCGTCGCGGTCGAGGCCGCGGCGCCGGCGACTTCCGCGGAGACTACATGGCGACCCTGGCGGCGCTGGGCGGAGCGGGCGTCGCCCAGCCGATCGACCCGGCGAGCTGCACGTTGCACAACGAGTCGGGGCAGCTGTGGCTGCCTGTCGGCGCCTTCCTGGTGTCGTACAACCAGGTCGAGGCGACATACGAGGCCGGCTACCGCGTCATCCCCGAGTACGCGAAGTGGGCCGTCGCCGAGCAGGTCGCATTCTGTCGGGTGAAGAAGTTCGGCCCGATCAACAACTGGACGCGCGGCAAGGTGTCCATGCAGACGGGCGAGTCGCTGATCACTCCGGAGGTGATGCGCCGCTTGGAAAAGGATCGGTTGCAGATCCTCCGCTGAGATGTTCGGACCGCCGTCCCCGTTGCTGTCGCCGTTCGGCGGCACACTGAAGCGCCTGGTGTTCCTGCGCAACGTGCCGGCACAGGACCCGACGACCAGGGAGGAGCGGACCAACTACTGGCCGTTTCTCGACGTGGAGGCGGACGTGCAGCCGCGCGACATGTCGCGGGTGCTCAACACGCGCCTCGCCCAGACCTACGGCGAGATGTTCGACATCATCGTCGCGGACGTGGTCGACGTGAAGACGAACGACCGGGTGATCATCGAGGGCGCCGAGTGCATTGTCGAGGGCGCCAACGTGCTCGGCTCGCACACCGAGATCGTCGCCGGTGCCCGCCAGCCCCCGGCGCGCTGATGCCGGCGGCAGCCCGATACGATGCGGCTTCGCGGCGCGGGCTCCAGGCGCTGCGCCGAGCAACGCACGAAGACCTGCACCGCGGCTTCACTCTCATCCGGCCGATGTACGCGCGGCTCCGCGATCGACTGCTCGAGGAGTACCGCCACGGCGGGATCGAGCAGCTGAGTCGCACGTATCGGCACTGGCACAACCAGCTGGTGATCGCGCCCCGCGGCGTCCTCTTCCGGGACGCGATGCAGCGTGCGGCGGAGCGCCGAGCGGCGTTGCTCGCCGCCGAGCTCGAGCGCCGCTACGGCGGCCGCCGACCGTTTCACCCGGAGACGATCCCGCGCGCCATCCAGCACGTCTGGTCGCGCCCGCGCGGACGGCGCCGCTGGGCCTACGCGCAGCGCCGCCTGCCGACCGACGTCATGGTCCGGCAGCGCTTCACCGCGCTGCTCGATGATTGGCGCCGGCGACACCGCACGGACCGCGGTCTCGCGATCCAGGCGAAGCGCGACGACGGGCCGGCACCCTGGCCGGACCGCACGCCGCGGATCGATCCGAAGCTGCGGAAGATCGCCTACCCGATCGAGCTGTCGCCCGACGAGATCGACCTGGTCGAGCAGGCGCTCGACACGGTGGTGGTCGGCCGCGGGCAATACTTCGCCGAGGTCGGCCTGACCGACATCATCCGCGAGGCGGACCGGGCGGTGTCGATGATCGAGAGCGGCCGGCAGGCGGTGATCGTCGGATGGCGATGGACGCTGTCGTCGGCGCACACGGAGGAGGTCTGCCCGAGCGGGATCTGCTCGGCGCTCGCCGAGGCGGACGTCGGGCACCCCCATGGCGCCGGCGTCTACTTCGACGCGCTGATCCCGTCGTCGCATCCGAATTGCTGGTGCGAAACCGAGGCCGAATGGGCGACCGACGACGAGGCCGCGGACCCCAACTTCGAGGCGCCCGAGCCGCCCGACGACTACGAAAGCCGCGTGCGCGCGATCTTCGCCGCATGCGGAGTGGAATTGCTGGCGGCGGCGGACGCCGCCTGAACGACCCCCGGCCCGAGCGGAGCGGGCCCGAGCGTTCCCCTGCAGGCCCCCCCCTGCGCGGGTCGAGCGCTCCCCTCGTGCCCCGGCGCGCCGCCCGGGTCTGCGCCGCGGCGCACCCCCATTCACGAACACAGGAGGCATCACAAATGGCCGGACAGCTGAAGACCGACATCCTGGCGGTTGGCGCCGCTATCGCCGACAACGAAGAGGCCACCGTGCTGGCCGAGACGCCCGGCTTCTCCGCCCGCGACAGCCTCGCGGCGCTGCTCGCCAAGCGCGACGACTGCCTGCGCCTCGCGAACGAGATCAAGGACAAGCTGCCGGCGGGCACCGCGAAGACCGCGATGGATACGGTCATCGCGGACCTGGCCTGACGACCTGAGCGGGGCGGCCGCGCGCCGCCCCCAGCTCCGCCATGCCCAGCGCGAGCGACACGACCCGCGTCATCACCGCGGCGCTGAAGGAGCGCCTCGCCGGGATCAGCGATGGGCTCTTCAGGGTGGTCGGAGACGCCACCGATGTGCTCGAGATCGAGGTGCGCCGACAGGCCGCGCTCGAAGATCATTCGCTGAAGGACCTCCGGCGGATGGGGCACCCGTACCGGATTCGTGCCGTGCTCCGCACCGTCGCGGGGAAGGTGCTGAAGGACGCGGGCTTCGCCGGGGCCACGAAGAATGGCGGTTGGCGCGCGGGCATCGGCACGGCCGCTCGCGAGTTCCGCGAGGGGCAGCTCGGCCACGACATCAAGCTCGTGCACGTGCAGTCGCACCGGCTGCAGGACGCCATCACCCGCGAGGTCTTCCGGGTCGGCGACTACGCCATCGTGGGCAAGGTGAGCGTCGACCTCGGCAAGGCGCCGCACGCGAAGTGGATCATCACCGGCACGCGCAAGATGATCCCGCGCGACTTCTTCGGTCGCGCCGCCGTGATCGCCCGGAGCCGCGTGCTGCAGGTGATCCGCACCGGGCTGAACGGCATCTTCCGCAACTTGAAGGCGGCCGCCTGATGCCCTTCGTTCCGTTCAAGGCCAAGGTCTACGACGTCCTCGCCGCCGACGCGACGCTGACGGCGATGCTTGCCACGGTGCCCGGCACGAGCCGGCCGGCGATCTACGTGAACCACCTGTCAACGGTGGAGCGGGTGCTGTATCCGGCGGTCTCGCTCGCCTGGTCGAACGCGGGCGCCAATCAGGCGGTGCAGATCGCTGACGGCGGCGCGTTCCTCGTTGACGTGTGGACCGAAGAGGCCGCGGCGGATCCGAGCCTGGTGGCGAACGTCTCCGGCGCCTGGGCGATCTACAAGCGCATCAAGCGGTCGCTACACCGGGCGCACCTGGGCGCACTGCTGCGCTCGAGCGAGTACCAGCTGAGCTACTGCGTCGAGCTCGACGCCGAGGTGAACGAAGAGTTCGACGAGCAGCAGAAGCTGTACCACCTGCAGGGCCGCTACCGCGTGCAGCTCGTCGAGGCCGGCGCGTTCATGGCGTACCCGCATTGATGGAAGCGTTTCCGCTGATCGCGATCGGCGTCCTGGCGATCGCCAACCTGGTGCAGTGTCGCGCCACGCGTGCCCTGCGGCTGCGCGTCGCCGCGCTCGAGCGTCAGCAGCGGGCGCAGGTCCCAGTGGCGCGCGCCGCGGCGCCGCAGCCGCGCCGCCATGTCCCGCCGGGCGCAATCGAGCATTCACCGGTACCGCGCACGCGCACCGTCGTGCGCTGAGAGGAGATCCCATGCGAGTCGTCCGCAAAGGCGTCGCCCTGCCCGGCATAGAGAACGTCGAGGTCGAAGGCGCCGGCTCCTACAACTTCAGCAACGGCGAGGCCGACTTTCCGGACGCGATCGCCAGGATGCTCTGCGACCGCGACGTCTGCACGCCGATGGAGGGTACTCGCGTGCAGGTGCCGATGGGCACCCGCGCCGTCGGCGACCTCGCCGGCAGGGGTGACCATGTCGTGATCGGCGACCCGAAGAAGTGACCCGGGCCGCGGGCCCGAACCGTTCAGCGCATCTCAGGGAGGATTGATCCATGGCACGGCGATTCATGTTCCAGTTCGGCGTCGGCCGCTTCTTCGCGCAGGCGTCGGGCGACCTCGATTACCGGCAGTTCGGCGTTGCCGCGCTGCAGGAGGGCGGGTTCGGCATCGAGGTCGACGTCAAGGAGCTGCACGGCCGTGACCGTTTCGCCGTCGACGTGCGAACCGGCAAGGGCAAGATCGACGGCATGTGCAAGATGGCAGACTGGGATCCGGACGTCATCGCGCTCGTGCTGGGCGTCAACAAGGCGACGACCGGCATCCACAAGCTCGCCACCAGCGAGGCCGGTACGGTCCCCGCCAGTTCCGCGTACACGATCACCGTCGCCAATTCCGGGACCTTCGTGAAGAACGTCGAGGTGGTCTACGACGACGACGGCACCCGCCTGAAGCAGGTCGCGCCCAGCTCCGAAGCGGCGGGCAAGTACAGCGTCAGCGCCGGCGTCTACACCTTCCACGCCGCCGACGCGGGGAAGATGGTGCAGATCACCTACATGTTCAGCACCACGAACGGCGCCATCGTGTCGTGGACGAACGTCGCGATCGGCACCACGCCGGTCTGCAAGGGCATCTTCCAGGGCATCCACGACTCGGACCAGATGGTCCTCGAACTGGAGAACGTGGTGCCGTTCAATCTCAAGTCCTCGACCAAGGTCGACGACTGGGCGTTCCTCGACACCCAGCTGAAGGCGTTCGCCGATCCCCAGACCGGGAAGATCGGCAGCATCAGCCTGGCGATGTCGTAAGGGCGCGGCCCGCACCACTCTCCTCCGCACCACCCGCGTGCACCGCCGGCTCTCCACTGCGAGGGCCGGCGGGTGCTGCCGCTTCCACGCGCGCCGCACGCGAGCCGCAGCCGTCTGCCGGCTGCACCGCTTTTCTGATCCGCACGGATCACCTCAGCACCGCTCCGCCCGCCTCGGGTCGAGCACCAGCGATCGCAAGGAGTCCCCCATGGCGACACCATTTCCCGGTCTACGAGAACCACCGATCCCCGGCGTCGAGCTGCAGCTCGGCGAGTACCTGTTCTTTGTCCCGCCGATGGCGCTGGTCCATACGCGCCAGACGGCACGGGAGGGACTCCTGGAGAAGCTGGTGCGACTCGAGCGCAAAGCGACGGACGCCGCGCTCCAGGTCCCGCCCGAGCAGGTCCAGGCGTACATGGACGAGGCGATCGACGCCGCGGTCACGATCTTCGAGCGGAGCCTGAAGCGGAACTATCCGGACGTGACGCGCCAGGAGATCGAGGAGCTGCTCGATATGGGCAACCTCGCCGGCGCGATGGCTGCGGTGCTCGAGACGAACGGGCTGGTGCGCAGCTCGCGCCCAACGTGGCCGGCCGCGGAGACGCCGCCTCCGACGCCCGGCGCAACGACCAAGCGGAAACGGTAGACCTCGCCGACGACTACTTCTGGACGCAGCTCGAGTGCACCTACGCGAGCGCGTTCGGGTGGTCGCTCGCGCAGATCTACGAAGACCTCGACCTTCCGACGTACTTCCGCCACCTCGAGTGGTGGGCGGAGAACCCGCCGCTGCACATGCTGCCGCGGGCGCTCGCGGGCGCCGGCGATGACGTCGACGCCGACGATGCGCCTCGGTTGCCGTCGCGATCGCGCGGGGCACGTCCGCGCCGGGAGCGCGACGAAGACGGCCAGCGGTCGAACGCCGGCAATGCGGGCGGCTTCCTGCAGGCGTTCCTCGCCGGCGGCGGGCAGATGAAGCAGGTGCCGCCCGACTATTTCGAGCGCCGCGTCGCGGAGATCGATGCCGCCGCGGCGCCGTTCCTGAACCGCGGCTCTCGGTATGGGAGCGGCGGCGGGAAACACGCGAAGCTCGCCGCCTCGATCTGGATGGCGAAGCTGCAGGACCGCACCGGCGCGCCGGGGCGCTGACCCGATGACGCGACACCTCACGAAGACGACGCGGCGATCGATGCCCGAGGTGCGCCGTGGCGGGTGAGGAGCAACTCGGGAAATACCAGGTCGGCGTCGCGCTCGACTTGCGCGACCTGGTCGGCCGCGTCGGCACGGTCGAGGGCATCCTCGGCCGGCTCGAAAAGGGCATCGACTCACTCAACGAGAAGGGCGAGAAGGCCGGCAGCGGCTGGCTCAAGGGCTTCGCGCAGATCGAGATCGCGGAGAAGGTCCTTCACGCCGTCCATGCCGCGCTCGACGTCATCCCCGAGCTCGCCCACAAGGGCCTGGAGGCGTTCGAGGCCACGGTCGGCGCTGCGGGCCGGTACGCCGACCAGCTCGAGCTGCAGGCTGCGCTGGTCGGCACGAACATCCGCGAAACGCAGGCGCTGTCCACCGGGCTGGAAGCCGTCGGCGGCAGCGGCGATGCGGCGACGGGCGTCCTGCTGCGCGTGGGGCGCGCGGTGGCGATCGCGGCCGGGGGCGGCGGGGGCATGCGCATTCCGCCGGCGCAGGCCTTCAAGGAGCTCGGCGTTGAGTTGACGGCAGCGGGGGGGCGCGGCCGCCCGTTCGCCGAGGTGATGGACGACATCAGCCGGAAGTTCGCCGAGATGCCCGACGGTCCGCGGCGCACGGCGCTCGCCATCGCGATCTTCGGCGGCGAAGCGACCCGGATGCTGAAGCTGTTTGCCGACCTCTCCAGTGAGGGCAAGACCTGGCGGCAGAACATCGACGAGTTGGGCCTCACGATCGACGAGCGGCTCCTCGAGGCCGCGGCGAAGCTCGACAACCAGCTGGACATCTTGAGGGCGCAAGGGGCGGCGACGTTCCGCCTGATTGGCGCGGAGGCGGCGCCGGCGTTCATGCCGTTGGTGAAGGAACTGATCGAGGGCCGACGCCAGATCATCGAGTGGGTCAAGGAGCACAAGGAGGGCATTCAGGACGTCGCGGCGGTGATTGCCACGAAGTGCGAGCAGATCGTCAAGCAGATCGAGCAGGTGGTCGCCGCCTTCCGTGAGAGTGGGCCCGAGCTCGAGGACGTGATCGTCGACGCCTTCGATCTGATGACGGTGGCGGTGACGAAGTTTGTAAAGTGGACCGGCTACGCCGTGCAGGGGATGGCCGGGCTCGCCGCGGCGAAGGACAAGATCTTCGGCGGTGGGCAAATCGGGCAGGGCGCGATCGACCTCGACAACTATGCCCTGGGGCTGATCAAGGCCGCGCAGGCAGCCGAGCAGCAGCACGAAGAAGACGTCAAGCAGACCGCGGCGTTCCGCGCCAAGCGCGATCAGCTCCGCGCCACGCGCGAGGAGATCGAATCCCTCGCGGCCGCCCAGCGCGAGCTGCCCCGCGACGTCCAGGACAACATGGGCCTCGACGACCGGTTGCAGGCCGCCCTGGGTCGCGCGCGCCAGCAGCTCGATGCGCTCGGCGACGAGTACAACAAGGTCAACGAGGCGGACCGAAAGTTCTGGGAGGATATGGGGCTCCACGAGCGGACGCTTCCACTTGAGAAGCCGACGCCGGACGCCACGCAACCGCCCATCCCCAAGTTCAACGCGCAGGAAGTCGAGCAGGCGACCAACGCCATCCAGAAGGCCATCGATGCCGCCGACCAGGAGCGCGCCGCCATTCTCGGCGGCACTCAGGCGAAGATCGCCGCGATCGTTGCGAGCCGCGAATACGCGGCGGCCAGCGACGCGGAGCGCACGGCGCTGCAGCAAAAGCTGACCGATCTCGACGCGCTGCAGCGGGCGCTCCAGCACGCCACCGACCAGCTCCAAGACTTCCAGTCTCAGGAGAAGCAGGGCATCGCCAACCGCGACCGGTCTCTGGCGCTGCAAAAGGAAGCCATCCAGGTCGCGCTCGCTGCGGCGAAGGCCCACCACGACGATCAGGCCATCCTGACGCAGACGGCGGCGCTGTCGGCGGTCGAGGCGCAGCAGCGCATCGCGACCGAACAGGACGCGGTGGAGCGGATCAAGGCTTCGTTGGTCTCCCTGGCTGATGCGCGTTCCGACGCCGCGCGGGTCACGGTGCAGGCGGCGATCGCCAATGGCCGCGAGCTCGCCGGCGTCGGCGAGGAGCAGGTCGCCAATCTGCGCACCCAGCTCCAAGACGAGCTCGCGCTCCGCGAGAGCCAGCTGGCGCAGGTGCGCGCCATCGCGCAGGCACAGGCCGCGGCGGCACAGGAAGCCGCGCAGCAGGAAGTCGAGCGGCTCCGGGGCGCCCTGCTGGACCTGAAGGCGGTGAGCAGCTCCGTTCTCGACGACATGTTTGAGGGGGGCATCCTCGGCACGCAGAAGATGTCGAAGGCGTGGGAGAGCATGTGGCTCTCGATGGGCCGCACGGGCCTGAAGACGCTGAAGGACATGGTGCTCAACAAGGTGACCGCCTTCGATGAGCCGATGGTCCTGAACTTCACCGAGCTGCCCGGGAAGCTCGCCTCCGCGTTCAGCCCGGTAAAGGGGCTGATCAGCCGCATCCTCGGCGACACGGCAAAGGATGAGGTGCCCGTGGGCACCGCCGGGGTGCTGGCGCCCGAACCGCCAACGCCGGGCGGCGCCGATCTCGAGGGCAGCGTGCGTCGAACGCTCGGCCAGCCGGAGCCCGCCGAGGTGCCCTACGCACCGCCAGAGACGGAGGCCGCCGAGAGCGCGGCTGCGGCGCCCGGGCTCTTCCGCCGACTGTTCGGTGGACTGTTCGGAGGCGGTCCGCCGGCAACAGAGCCGACGGCGGGCGCCCCCGGTGCGACTGCGCCCGGGGCTGTCGCGTCCATGAACATCTCGGCCGGAACGGTCTTCCTCACCGGCGCGATCGGTGGCTCCGGCGTGCCTGCGCCACCGGGTGCCGCGCCGCCGGTGGGGCCGGAGGCCGGCGCGCCGCCGCCACCAGGAGCGGCGGCGATCCCAGCGCAGCCGGCGCCGGCGAAGCCCGCGGCCCCCAGCGGGATCGAAAACGAGGGCCCCACGGGGATCCAGTCAGCGATCTCCGGCCTTGGCAACATCATGCGCGGCGTCGGCTCGCTCCTGATGAAGCCGCTCGAGTTGGTGCCCAATCTGTTGCAAAAGGGGTTCGGCGATGCCGTGCACACCATCGCGAGCGGGACGAAAGAGAGCGGGACGCAGATCGCGAAGGGCGCCGCGCAGACCGTCGGCGGCGTCGCGAAGGCGACGGGCGAGCTGGGGAGCTTCCTCGGCGGCACGCTGCAGACGATCGGCAACCTGATCGGAGGCGGCGCCGGTAAGATCGTTTCCATCATCGGTATCGTCATCTCGCTGCTGTCCAGCATCCTGGTCGGCATCAGCGCGTCGGTGAGTATCTTCGGCACCGGCAAGGGCGCCAGCGGCGGCTACTTCACCCTGAGCGGCGGCTTCGAGCGGCCGGCCGGCAAGAGTGCCGATCGGGGCACCGACGGCGCGATCCCGTTCTGGACGCACCCCGGCGAGGGGCTCATCAACCCCGAGGCGACGCGCAAGCTCGGCGGCCGCGATGCCATCATGGACCTGAACGCCGGGCACATCCCGCGGTCGATCTTCGACCGTGTCGCCGCGTCGCTGCCGGCCGATGGCCGGATCCGCGTGGCGGTGCCGGCCGTCCCCAGGCTCGGGAACGTCACCTCGAGCGTCATCGACAGCAGTGACCACCGCTCGTTCACCATCCATCCGGGCGCCATCGTCGTGCAGGCCGAGCGCGGGGTCGACGTCGACGCGATCGGCGACGCCGTGATGCGCAAAGTCGTGACGCACTTCGCGCGATGATCGAGCTCGCCGGCACCGTCGTCGAGGAGACGCTCGCCGCCGCCCCGGTTCCGATCGCCGTCCATGCCTTCGAGGACCGGCTGCCCGCGTACGACGGCAGCGGCGGCCGCATTGGCGTCGTCGCGCCGAGCCTCGGTCTCTGCCGGGATCTCGGTAGCGGCGCCATGGATCGGTGGCGCGCAACCTGCGAGCGGTTCGGGCAGGAAGCAGTCGAGCGCTCACTGAACGGCGGCGCGCCGCTCGGCGACTACACGCTCGCCCGCGCGAGCGCCGTAGGCATGCTGAGCGGGAGCGCGGCGGCGCTCTGCGCCTTGCAGGTAGTGCGCGACGTGTTCATCCCCGAGGGCGCCGACTCCGTCGAGCTCTGGGCGGTGAAGTGGGGCCTCGAGGCGCTCGTGTTCCGGTGCGCGGTGACCCACGAGGCGCGCACCGCGGTGTACGCCCTCAACGTGGCGCGCGATACGACGGCTGCGGCGGAGGCGGTCCGCGCCGCCGCGGCCGCGCTGGCCGACGACTACGCCCGCGATCCGGCGCACGTCGTGCGCCCGCTCGGACTCTGCGAGACGCAGCTGGGCGTCGGGCTCCGCGTCCCGGTCGCCGTGACCGAATGGGCAACCGGACCGGACGGGGCAGATCTCGACGAGCTGCACATCGACGCGGCGCACGCCCCGCAGTTTCGCCGCTGGGTCGGTCGCGACGTCGTGCCGCTCAGCGACGAGGCCTCGGTGCACGCATGGCGCGAGGCGATCGCCAACATCGCGCGGTACTCCTATCAGCTACCTGACGGCCGCTGGCAGCTGGAGCAGCTCGGGATTGGCGCCGGCGACCTGGTCGGCGATGGCGACCGGATCGTGCGCAAGGTCTGGTCGCGGAAGCAGGTGTCCACCTGCGCCTGGCATCCGCTGGCCGCGGCGCTGCTGGCGCATGCGACCGACGGCGATCGGTACGTCTTCCTAGATGATCCCGCGCTTGCGTTGGATGCGTTCGGAGTCCCCGGCGCCGCCGCGGCCGAGCTCGCCGCACTGGTGCGAGCCGGCGGCGCCGCGCCGGTGGCGCGCGTCGTGCTCGGCGCGGCACCGCCTGCCGCAATCGCCGCGCTCGAGCGCGCGATCGGCTCGCTCGCGCTCGGGGCCGTCGCGGCTTAGCGTGAGGCCGTCTCGCCCGCGTCCGTCGCGCCGGGGCAGGTCTGGTAGCAGTGGTCGCGCGAATCCGCGCACGCCGCCATGCACCGCTTGACGGCCCAGTAAGCGAAGAGATTGCCGCGGCACGTGCCGATGCACGTCGTCGTGGTCAGGTCGCACTCGCGCCAGCACTTGTTGGCGTCGGGCGTGTTCGGGACCGTGATGGTGGTCGGCCGGATCGGCACCGCGCAGCCGGCGCCAGCGGCGCCCAGCAGTAGGACCAGTAGGCACGTGGCCATCTTCATGTCGAATCCCCCCAGAATCGAACGTGGCGCGGTTGTGACGCGCCCTGAGGAGTGAAGTCAACCACCGTCGCCCATGAGCCTCCCCTATGTCCTCACGAGCCAGACCGGCGCGCGCGCGTACCTGCTCAACGCCACCGCGTTCATCCCGGATCACGCGGCCTCGTTCGCCTGGGGCATGCAGCCAATTCCGCGCGCCCACGGCGGCCGTGCGAACGATCGCGGTTTCCTGAATCCGCGCGCGCTGACGATCCGCGGCTACCTCGGCGCGGGGTCCGCCGGCGGCTCGCTGCCCATGCCGGCATGGAACGCCTTCTCGTGGACGGGGGCGGGGACGCCCGGCAACCTCAAGTTCGTCGCGGCTACGAAGACCATCGAGGCGGCCGGCGCGGACTTCACCCGGCTCCAGATCGGGCAGGAGCTCACGATCACGTTCGCGGCGCAGGCCGGGAACAACAAGAAGGTGACGCTCA